TGGTAAGAACGGTATCAACCCAATTGTGTTTGCCCGCGCCATTGAAGCCAAGCTAAAGGAGAAAAACAGTTGACCCTGCAATCGTTATGGCGGAAGCGCCAGAACCAGCCTCAAAAAGTTGTTGCCTTCAGCGCAACAGAAGAAGATAATGCCGCCCATCAACCACCACGAAAGGAGGACGCCATGTACGGTAAAGGTAAAAAGCCGCCAAAGCCACCCAAAAAGTGAAACGCAAGGGCAAACCTATGATGGTCCCCTTAAACGAGCTCGGACGCCGTATCGGCCAGCATCACCATAACGCAAAGTTCACGGACGAAATCATCGATAAAATCCGGGACATGCGCGAGGACATGGCCATGACATACCAGCAAATTGCCGAAGCAGTCGGCATTTCAAAGCATGTCATCGCCAAAATTTGTCGGTACGAGCGCCGAGCTCAAACCCCTCATCGATGGATAAAGGTTATTAAAAATGAAAAAGGAGACTGAGCCAAAAAAAGTCGGACGGCCATCTGAGCCAGTCCCCAAAGACAAAGCCGATGAAATCTGCGAATGGATTACAACCGGCAAAACACTGCGTGAATGGTGCCGAAACAATAACATTCACTATTCGACCGTTTATCTTTGGATGGGGAAAGACAAGGAATTTGCTCAACGCTTCGCGGAGGCACGAGATATTGGTGCTGACTGTATTGCGGATGATGCGCTCGAGATTATCGATACAAAGCCAGAGATGACTGGCGGCGATAATCCGAAATACGATAATGCCCATGTCGCATGGCTGCGCAACCGGGCCGAGTACAGGCTGAAGCTGCTGGCCAAGTGGAACCCGAAAAAGTACGGCGACCGCATGGTGACCGAGCACACAGGGTCTGAAGGCGGACCGATTCAGATCAGCGACAACGAGCGCGCGGCTAAGGTCAAAGCCCTGATCGCCGCGGCAAGCCAGCGCAAGACCAAATGACGGTCGATGAATTCGATCCTGAAATCCTGCAGTACCTTACGCCCGAAGAGCTGGCGGAGCTCGATGCTCTGCTGGTGGCGGACAAAACCATTTGGCGACCGCTGCCCGGCCCACAGTCGATGGCTTACTATTCCGAGGCTGACATCATTGGCTACGGTGGCGCAGCCGGTGGCGGCAAGACCGATCTAGCCTGCGGTAAGGCGCTCACAAACCATCGCAAGGTAGGCATCTTCCGATTGAACGGCACCGAGCTGACCGGTGTCATTGATCGATTCACAGACCTGATCGGATCTCGTGCTGGCTACAATGGCCAGAACAATATCTGGCGCACCAAGCGGACCGACGGCGTCGACATCCAAATCGAGTTCGGATCGTTCCCAAACCTTGGCGACGAAAAGAAATACCAAGGCCGGCCACATGACCTGCTGGTGTTCGACGAAGCCGCCAACATGCGCGAGATTCAGGTGCGCTTCCTGATGGGCTGGTTGCGTACCACGGATGTCAATCAACGCTGCCAAGCACTGCTAACCTTCAACCCTCCAACGACCGCGGAAGGCCGCTGGATCATCGCTTACTTTGCCCCATGGCTGGACAAGAAGCACCCGAACCCAGCCGAGCCCGGCGAGCTCAGATGGTTTGCGACCGTTGATGGCAAAGATGTCGAGGTCCAATCCGGCGAAGAGTTTGAGCACAATGGCGAAACAATCACGCCAATGTCGCGGACCTTTATTCCGTCGCGAATCAGCGATAACCCTTACCTGATGGGGACTGGATACATGGCCACACTGCAGGCAATGCCTGAGCCACTGCGCTCACAGATGCTCAATGGCGACTTCAGCGCCGGCATGGAGGATGACCCGTGGCAGGTTATTCCGACCGAGTGGGTCGAGATGGCACAGGCCCGGTGGAAAAAGCCGCTCAAGCTTGCGCCAATGGACAGCATGGGCGTCGACGTTGCTCGAGGTGGTAAGGACCAGACCATCATCGCCAGACGCCATGGCATGTGGTTTGACGAGCCTCTAGCCTATGCCGGCAGCGCCACGCCTGATGGGCCCACTGTGGCCGGTCTGGTGGTCGCAGCACTACGGGACAGGGCACCGATCCACATCGACGTTATCGGCGTCGGATCGAGCCCCTATGACTTCCTGAACGAATCCAACCAGCAGGTGCTCGGCGTCAACGTGGCTGAGGCTGCGCTGGGCCTCGACAAGTCTGGCAGGCTGCGGTTCAAGAACCAACGGTCCGAGCTGTGGTGGCGCATGCGTGAAGCATTGGACCCGGCAAACAATACCGGCATTGCGTTGCCGCCTGATCCACGGTTATTCGCTGACCTGTGCGCGCCAACGTGGAAGCTGGTGGGCCAGACCATTTCGGTGGCCAGCCGGGAAGAAATCTTTGAGCGCATTGGCCGCTCGCCTGACTACGCATCAGCCTACTGCTTGGCATTGATGGACACGCCAAAGCGGTCAATCGCCATGGAATACGCTCGACGCAACAGCAAAGAGGATTATGACCCGTATGCAAAACTTTGAAGAACGGTGCCCGTATGAAAACGACAAACCCATAATGTCACGGGAAAGTGGGGCACGAACGACTGAAATCAGGCGGTCTGATGTGTCTGAAATGCAGGAACTGGCATCAGATTTGTTTGTTGATCATTGGGATGAAATAGCCAAAAACAAGCATGTAATGGTATTGAAGCCTGACTGGGCCGCATACAAGCTGCTTGAGTCGCAACACAAACTGCTTGTGCTGGCTGCATTTATCGATGGCAAACTGGTCGGATACAGCGCCAATATTGTTGTCAGGCATTTGCATTATTTTGATTTGGTAATCTGCAACAACGACATTTTGTTTGTTCACAAGGACCACAGAGCATCACCAGTTGGCCTGCGATTGATTCGTGAGACAGAGAAAATGGCAAAGCAAGCCGGTGCACAGATGATGTTATGGCATGCGAAAGAGCAAACTGCATTGGCTAAGATAATGCCAAAGTTAAAGTATCAAGTTCAAGACATTATTTATTCGAAGGAGATCTAATTATGGCAATGACAGCTATTGCAGCGGCTGCAGCTACAAGTACAGCATACACAATTTATGCAGGCGAAAAACAAGCCAAACAACAAGAACGTAGTTTGCAAATGCAATCACAAGCAAACCAACGTGCAATTGAAACAGCCACCAAGCAAGAGAAAAGCGCAGAAGAAAATATCCGCGCAGCTAACCGCAAACAAGCTGATGTCAGTTCCATTCTTGCCGCAGCACAAGATACCGGCGGAGGAGATCGCACATTGCTAACCGGCCCAATGGGTGTTGATCCTAATCAATTGGCACTCGGCAGAAATACTCTCCTCGGCGCATAAACATGAGTCAATATCCCAGCGATGCACAATCAAATCCCAAGTCGGTAACTCGGGATAAGCTGTTTACCCGCTGGGGCCAGCTCAAGTCCGAGCGCGCAACTTGGTGGGCACACTGGCAAGAGATCACAACCTACCTGTTGCCGCGCAATGGCCGGTACTTTGTGCAGGACCGTGATCGCGGCCAGCGTAGGCACAACAACATCTACGACAACACCGGCACACGAGCGCTTCGAATTCTTGGCGCAGGCATGATGGCTGGCGCTACAAGTCCAGCACGGCCATGGTTCAGGCTGGCAACGGCTGACCCTGACCTTAATTCGTATCACCCGGTGAAGCTGTGGCTGGAAGATGTGACCACGCGCATGCAGGTGGTGTTCCAAAAGTCGAACACGTACCGCACACTGCATCAAATGTACGAAGAGCTCGGCGCATTTGGCACAACAGCATCGATCCTGCTGTCAGATCCTCGCACTGTCATCCATCATTACCCGTCGACCATCGGTGAGTTTTGTATTGCCACTGACTACCGCGGCACGGTTGACACCATCTATCGCGAGTTTGAGAAGACAGTCGGCGAGCTGGTGAAAGAGTTTGGGTACAAGAACTGTTCGACCACCGTTCGCAATCTGTATGACCGCGGCACATTGGATGCATGGGTGCCAATCATTCATGCCATCGAGCCACGCGCTGATCGTGACATCACAATGCGCGACAACAAAAACATGCCGTTCAAATCGGTGTACTTTGAAGTCGGTGGCAATGAGGATCAGTACCTGCGCGAGTCTGGCTTCAAAGAGTTCCCAGCACTGGCACCGCGGTGGTCCACAATTGGTGGCGACATCTACGGCAACGGCCCCGGCATGGAAGCTTTGGGCGACATCAAGCAGTTACAGCACGAGCAGCTTCGCAAAGCGCAGGCCATTGACTACCAGACCAAGCCACCATTGCAGGTGCCGACATCGATGAAGAACCGCGATGTTGACTCATTGCCGGGTGGCATTAGCTATGTCGATGCCAACAGCCCACAAGGTGGCATTAAGACAGCATTTGAGGTCAACCTGAACCTGCAGCATTTGCTGATGGACATTCAGGATTGCCGTGAGCGCATCCGCGGCGCGTTCTATGCTGACCTGTTTATGATGCTGGCCAACGCAACAGACACGCGCATGACCGCAACTGAAGTGGCCGAGCGCCATGAAGAAAAGTTGCTGATGCTGGGCCCGGTGCTTGAGCGCTTGCACAACGAGCTGCTAGACCCGCTGGTCGATAAGACATTCCAGCGCATGGTTGAGTTCAACCTGCTGCCTCCGCCGCCGCCTGAGCTGCAAGGCATGGAGCTGTCAGTCGAGTTTGTTTCGATGCTGGCACAAGCACAGCGCGCAGTAGGCACCAACAGCGTCGACCGCTTGGTCGGCAACCTCGGTGCAGTGGCGCAGTTCAAGCCTGATGTGCTCGATAAGTTTGATGCAGACCAGTGGGTCGACAGCTACAGCGATATGCTGGGCGTTGATCCTAAGCTGATTATTGCCAACGAAGATGTGGCAATGATCCGTCAGGCGCGCGATCAAGCAATGGCCGCAAAAGAGCAAGCAGCAATGATGCAGCAACAGGCAGTCACGGCTAAGGATCTGGCAGCAGCCCAGACTGGCCAATCAGAAAACGCCCTGACCGATGTGATGAACATGTTCAGCGGTTACAACTCACCATCAGCTACCGAGGTCTAACATGGCAATGATCAGCATGAAGCAAGAAGCCGAGCGCGAAGAGATGCCCGGCGAAATTGAATACGATGAGCCAATGTATCCCTATGGCCTTTGCCTGAGTCTTGAACAAGACCAGATGGAAAAACTTGGTATTACTGCACTACCATCGGTTGGCACTGAGATGACGATTACTGCCAAGGTATTCGTCAAGGGCACCAGCGCTTATGAAACACAAGGTGGCAAAGACATGAGCATGCAATTGCAGATCACCGACATGGAGATCGGCGCAAGCGACAAAGCTCCGACTGCAGAGCGCAGTGCCACACTGCTGTACGGTGCCTGATCATGCCAGCCAAGTCAGAAAAGCAGAAGCGGTTCATGCAGGCCGTGGCGCACAACAAAGAGTTCGCCAAAAAGGTCGATGTGCCGCAGTCTGTGGGCCGGGAATTTATGGCTGAGAAGCTGTATCCGGTCTCTGACAAAGAACGCAAAAAGTCGAGGTGACACATGTCTAAACCCGGATTGTGGGCCAACATTCATGCCAAGCGTAAACGTATTGAAGCTGGGTCTGGTGAACGCATGCGCAAGCCGGGTGAAGAAGGCGCGCCAACGCGAAAAGATTTCAAAGAGTCTGCAGCCGAAAAGCTGTACGGCAAAGACAAAAAGAAATAAAGGCTGACTGTGTTCTATCCATCACGGACCGAAGATGACCGCTCAGAACCGTTTGAGCTGCAAGTAGCCCGTGGCCTAATCAAGGGCCATTCGTTGGTCAATGTGTTTGGGTATCAGTCGGCAGTTAACTCGGTATTCGTACCGGTATGGGAAAACGATACCGTATACACATATCCACCTGCAGCTACGACAATGCAGATGGTAAGCAGTAGCGCATCAGACACCGCGGTATCAATTCGCATTTTGGGCCTGAATGCAAACTACGAAGCAATTACAGAAGTGGTCACGCTTAATGGCACGACGCCGGTGTCGACCATCGGGTCATACTTCAGAATCAACAACCTTGTGACTGTGTCTGGCAACGCCGCGGGTAATGTGACACTGTCTGCTGCCGGCGTTACTTATGCCAAGATCAATGCCGGCGTCGGTCGCAGCCAAATGAGTCTGTACAGTGTGCCTGCCGGGTATTCGTTTTTCCTGACGCGGGTCGATTTGTTTTCAAACCTATCTGGCGGATCTGGCAATCACTGCCTATACAAGGTTCAGACTGAGTACCCGAACGGCGTCAATATTGATATCTTGCAGACGCCATTTACGGACCGGTACGAAGCCCGGCGCGTGGTCCCATTTCCGTATCTTGAGAAAACAGACATTCAATGGCAGGCCAAAGCATTCCAGCAAACGGCTGAAATAGGCGTTGTGATTGAGGGCATATTGATACGGAACGAGCACTGAGTGCCCGTATGATTTGGCAACGAGATAAATTAGACAATGAGCAATTACGATCCGACCGATCTTCGTAGTCAGGAAAAGCAGAAAGCGGAGAAAGTTACCCGCGAAAAGCTTGCCAAAGAAAACGAAGAATCGGACATTAAGTGGCTCATGGGTACAAAGCGGGGCCGTCGCATATTGTGGCGGCTTATGGATCAATCCGGTGTGTTCCGGCTGTCGTTCAACACCAATGCGATGCAGATGGCTTTCGCAGAAGGTAACAGGAACTTCGGCAATCGCATGCTGGCAATGATTCACGAACAATGCCCAGAGCTTTACTCTGTAATGGTTAAGGAGCAGAAAAATGACAGATTCGCTGATGACGGAAGCCACAACGACCAATGACGGCGCACCCGCATCGCAAGACGTAGGAAGCAATTCACCGACGGGTGATGCGCAACCTGCGAATGGGCAGCAAGCATCCGACGGACAGAACCAAAGCCAGACTACAGAGAATGGCGATGGCAATACCGAAGGCAACAAACAAGGCGACAAACCTGTACAAGGCGCGCCTGAAAAGTACGACTTCAAGTTCGATGAGGGCAAGACAGTTGACGCCGGAATACTCGATGTGTATTCGGAGGTTGCCAAGGAATTGAATCTGACTCAGGAAGCTGCGCAGAAGATGCTCGGTAAGCTGGCCCCAGTAATTGAGGGCAAACAGCTCGAGCGGATTGAGGCGGTCAAGAATGAATGGACTCAAGCCTCTGTAACTGACAAGGAATTTGGTGGCGATAAGCTGGCAGAGAACCTTCAAGTCGCAGAAAAAGCTTTGAGCGCATTCGGTACTGACCAGTTGCGCGCGCTACTCAAAGACTCTGGGCTGGGAAACAATCCGGAAGTTATCCGGTTTATGTACCGCGCAGGGAAGGCAATCAGTGAAGACAGCTTTGTCGGTGGAAACAAAGGGCAAAAATCAAAAGGCCCGATGACTTTCAATGACCACGCTGCCGCACTTTATTCCAATCAGCAAACTTAACAGGAGCACATCATGGCAACTCTTTCTGCAACCGCACTCACGCTGGCCGATTGGGCCAAACGTATTGATCCCGAAGGCCGTGTACCAGTAGTCGCCGAACTGCTGTCACAGTCGAACGAAATTCTCGAAGACTGCATGTTTAAGGAAGGCAACTTGCCGACCGGCGAGCGTGTCGTTATTCGTACTGGCCTGCCGACCGTTTACTGGCGCGCGCTGAACCAAGGTATCCCGAACTCCAAATCGACCACAGCACAGGTCGACGAGGCTTGCGGCATCCTTGAAGCTCGCTCAGAAGTCGACAAAGATCTGGCCATGCTAAACGGCAACACGGCTCAGTTCCGCCTGTCGGAAGACACCGCGTTCCTCGAAGCAATGAACCAGACTCAGGCAACCACGCTGTTTTACGGTAACCCCGGCACCGATCCGAAGCAGTTCCTCGGCTTGGCTGCTCGTTACTCCAGCCTGTCTGGCGGCAATGCTCAGAACATCCTGTCCGCAGGTGGCTCTGGTTCCGACAACACTTCGATCTACCTCGTGGTTTGGGGCGACAACACCGTCTACTGCCCATTCCCGAAAGGCTCAAAGGCTGGTCTGATCCACGAAGATTTGGGCGAGCAGACTGTCTACAACAGCGACGGCACCCGTCTGCAGGCATATGCAACCCGCTACCAGTGGAAAAACGGTCTGGTCGTTAAAGACTGGCGCTATGTCGTTCGCATCTGCAACATCGATGTGTCCGATCTGATCGCTCAAACTGGCACACAAGCTGCAAACGTATCGACAGCAATCATCAAGCTGATGGCTCGCGCTCTGTATCGTATCCCGAACATGAGCATGGGTCGTGCTGCTTTCTACATGAACCGCACTGTGCACTCTGGTTTGGCTTTGGCCGCTCTGGACAAGTCGCAGTACGTTCTGAAGATCGAGCAGGGTCTGACACAGTTTGGTCAGCCTAATAGCTGGCTGTCGTTCTTGGGCGTTCCTCTGCGCCGTGTTGACGCTATCCTCAACACCGAAGCAGTCGTGTCCTAATCAACCAGAATCGAAAGGAAATAAATCATGATTACCGATAAACTGCTTCGCGTTTCGGAAGATCAAGCGCTCACCACGACTGCTGTATCGACCGATACAATCGATCTGTCTGTAGCTCGTGACATGGGTGAAGGTGGCGATCTCTACATGAACTTTGCAGTAACCACAGCTTTGGCTGGCGGCACATCTGTAAAGTTTGAGGTGATCACTTCTGCTTCAGCCAACTTGGGTAGCCCAACCGTAATTGGCAGCACCGATGCAATCGTAACTGCATCGTTGGTTGCTGGTTACAACACAGCAGTTCGTATCAACCCCCAAGTCGCTTCTTTGGGTCAGCGTTATCTTGGCGCTCGTTACACCATCTCTGGTACTTATACCTCTGGTAAGGTAACGGCTGATGTTGTGATTGATATCCAAGATGGTCGCAAGTTCTACCCATCGGGCGTTACTGTAGTTTAATGAAAGGAAAACACTATGCCTACATACCGAGTTCTAGAAAAATCATTTATCAACAATGCCATCCGTGAGGAAGGCGAGCTTGTTGAGTATGATGGCAAAGCCGGTTCAAATCTTGAGCTGGTCGATGGCTCTGATGATGAACAGACCAAACCTTCCAAGCGTAAATGGGAGAAGAAGTCTCAAGCAACTGAAGAGCAGAACGAAGTAGAAGGCTCGGTGTAATCTTTCGAAGCCGTAATTACTGGGGCCGTTGGGAAACCACGGCCCCTTTTACATAGGAGTCAAGCATGGCATCCGAAGTCGACATCGTAAATTTGGCGCTATCTCATATCGGTGACCGTGCCAATGTCTCTAGCATCAACCCGCCAGAGCAATCAATGCAGGCCGAGTTGGCCGCACGTTTTTATCCTATTGCCAGAGATACCTTGCTTGAGATGCATACTTGGGCATTTGCTACTCGCAGAGATTATCTCGCCCAGCTAACGAACACATGGGACCAATGGCAATATGCCTATGCATACCCACAAAGTGTTTCAAAAATTATTGCAGTAATACCACCAGAAGCAAACGACGATTATTCAAGCAGATTTGGCATCACAAATGTTTACGGAATTTCAGAGACTTACAGTCCAGTTGTTGCCGCTGGCCATTATGTGCCTCAGCCTTATGCAGTGGAAACTGACTCAAGTGGTGCTCGCATCATTTACACGAATCAGGAAAATGCTATCTGCAGATACACAACGGTTGTAACAGACACCACAAAGTTTTCTTCATTGTTTACATTGACTTTGTCGTGGCATCTTGCATCTATGATGGCTGGTCCAATCATTAAAGGCGAAGTTGGTGCTCAAGAATCTGCTCGATGCACAAAAATGATGGTGGCATATTTGTCGCAGGCAAAGATGTCTGACACTGATCAACGTGACAGCAAGCCGGAACACATTGTGCAGTGGGTAGCCGGGAGATAATTATGCCAATCGACATGAGCAAATACGCCAGCATCTTGTATGCAAATCAGAACACCGGTCCTGATCAAATGGATGACAGCATGTATCGGCCAGATGGCACGGTCAAAAGCATGAAAGGTTATCTCGGCGCAATGGAGCGCTCAGATGGCACAGTGTCGACAGAGATATCAGCAGGCTTTGACATCGATGGTAAAGAGATGGATATCCCGTTGATGGTGCCCGGCCTCACAAAAGATGAGATTAATTATCTTATGACGGCTGATATGGACAGCGAAGATTTTTTGAAAAACATGCCTGAGTCTATTCAAGACAAAGCAATTGAGCATGCAAAGAAACGCATCAAAGAAGGTAAAAACGTCTTTTATCAGGACGGCGAGGAGACACAATAATGCCATCAGTCCGCACCCTTATACGATCATTTGCAGGCGGCGAGATGTCGCCAGAGATGTTTGGCCGAATTGATGATGTGAAGTTTCAGTCTGGTGCGGCAAGAATGAGAAACTTTATTGCCACGCCACAAGGGCCAGCAGAAAACAGGCCCGGCACTACATTTGTGCGTGAAGTCAAAGACTCGACTAAGCGCACACGACTGATACCGTTTACGTTTTCTACTACGCAAACGATGGTGATTGAAGTCGGCGCAGGATACTTTCGTTTCCACACCAATGGTGCCACGCTGTTAGCCGGCAGTCCTGCTGCATACCGTACAGCATCTACTGTTACGATCACTATCGCAAGCCCCGGTGTAGTGACATGGACATCACACGGGCTATCAAACGGCACACCTGTGGTGTTTACAACTACTGGCGCATTGCCAACTGGATTGACCGCCGGCACCATTTACTATGTTGTTAATGCAGCCACCAATACTTTTCAGGTAGCTGCTTCAGTAGGCGGCACAGCAATCAATACAAGCGGTACGCAGTCAGGCACACATACTGCAAATCGTTACTACAACATTGGTGATTTGGTTTCTAGCGGTGGCGTCAACTATTACGCAATAGCTGCTGGCTCAGGCAATGCTCCGCCGAACGCGACGTTTTGGTATCCATTGCCAAGCGCAGCTTATGAAATTCCAAACCCATACGCTGAAGCAGATTTATTTGACATACACCATGTGCAGTCATCGGACGTTTTGACGCTGGTGCATCCGAATTACCCACCAAGAGAATTACGCCGTCAGGGCGCTACACAATGGGTTCTGAATACGATTAGCTTTGGCGCGCCCATATCACCGCCGGCTACCGTCACAGCAACTGCAAGTGGCCACACAGCAGCAAAGTATACCTATTCGTACAAAGTAACCGCCATTCCTGCTGATGAGGTCAATGAGTCGATTGGATCTTCTACAGCATCAGCAAGCGGTAACCTGCTGGAAGTTGGCGGCATTGTGACTATTTCGTGGACCGCTGTATCTGGTGCATCACTGTATCGAGTCTACAAATTGCAAGGTGGTGTGTTTGGTTACATTGGCCAAACAAGCACGTTATCAATTATTGATGACAACATAGCGCCTGATCTTGGCGTGAGTCCGCCAAACTACGACAACGTATTTGCCAGTGCTAATAACTATCCCGGCGCTGTGTCTTATTTTGAACAGCGTCGATGCTTTGCCGGTACGATCAATGAACCGCAAAAGATGTGGATGACCAAGTCTGGCACTGAATCAAATATGAGTTATTCGCTGCCGATTAAGGACGATGACCGCATTGCGTTCAAGGTTGCAGCTCGGGAAGCCAATACAATCCGTCACATCGTACCGCTGTCGCAGTTGGTGCTGCTGACCAGTGCCGCGGAATGGCGGGTGACATCAGTAAACTCTGACGCCATTACGCCGACATCGATTTCGGTGCAGCCACAGTCCTATATTGGCGCGTCCAATGTGCAGCCATCGATCATCAACAATGCCATGGTGTATTGCGCTGCCCGTGGTGGCCATGTGCGCGAGCTGGGCTATTCATGGCAGTCCAATGGATTTATCACTGGCGACTTATCTTTGCGAGCAGCCCACCTGTTTGACGATTACGAGATTGTCGACATGAGCTACAGCAAAGCGCCAAAGCCGATCATCTGGTTTGTCTCGAGCTCAGGCTACCTGCTGGGCCTGACATACGTCCCAGAGCAGCAAATTGGCGCATGGCACTGGCATGACACAGAGGGCGCATTTGAAAGCTGCACAACGGTGGCAGAGGGCGCTGAGGATGTGCTGTATGTTGTGGTGAGACGGACAATCAATAATGTCAGTAAGCGGTATGTCGAACGGATGACTACCCGCAAATTTGACAATCAGGTCGACGCTTTCTTTGTTGACTCCGGGGCAACATACAACGGCACCAATACGACGGCCACTACAGTGACGGTGACTACTGGCGCAGGCTGGACCCCGGCTGATACCCTGACCATCACTGCATCGACTGGTATCTTTACCTATCCCGGCACATCGGATGTGGGTGATCAGATCGTTTTAACGGGCTCTGATGGCGTCAAATACCTGCTGACGATCAATGGCACCACATCGGCTACCGTGGCCACAGCGCGTGTCAATCGAACGCTGGCGAGCGAATTTAGATCGACGGCTACATCGGCATATTCATTTGCCAGAAACAGCATCAGCGGCCTTACATGGCTCGAGGGCAAGACCGTTAGCATCCTGATCGATGGCGCAGTTCACCCGCAGCGCGTGGTGACATCTGGCGCGATTACGCTGGAACAGCCCGGCACTATTATTCACATTGGCCTGCCGTATGAATCTGACCTGCAGACCCTGCCAATGGCCATGCAGATTGATGGCGCATTTGGCCAAGGCAGAATTAAAAACGTCAGCAAGGTGGCCATGCGCGTATACCGGTCATCGGGCATCTTTATTGGCCCGAATGAGGATGCTTTGATTGAAGCAAAGCAGCGGACCAGTGAGCCCTACGGATCACCGCCATCGTTGAAATCACAGGACATCGATATCAACTTGACGCCTGATTGGACCGACGGTGGGCAGGTATTCGTCAGGCAGCAAGATCCGTTACCGTTGACAATTATCAACC